ATGATCAGACTGCTCCCGGCTTTAACACTTACTACGCAGATGGTCGATTCAAGAACAGCGGCTGGGATGATGCAGCTCTGGTAGGTCTTGAAGTTATCCACACTGTAGCCTAGTAATTAAAGAAGTAAAACGTGGTGGCCCTTTGGGGTCGCCACACCCTTTAAATTTTTGGAGTTCACAGAATGAAAAAGCCGATTAAGTCGGAAGTAAAATACAGTCTTTCCGCAGGTGTAGTGTCACTCCAAGAAGTATCAGACCATTTGTCACTTTTTGGCGACACAACTTATAACACATATTTGACCCGCTTAATTGTTGTAGCATCTACATTTGCCAGCAATTTTATAGGCGAGTCATTAGAGTCTTCCACCATAGTGGACTACTACAACGGATGGGATTCACGGCTTGAGCTGTCAAAGCGATTCGCAGACAGCCGCCCCGCACCCTCCGTTACTTATTACGATTCATCGAATGTAGTAAGAACCTTAACAACTGCCTCAATAATAGACGGCTCAGGCGAAACAGCGGCTTTAGTGTATACCGCCGCACCCTTAGTTGCTTTATCAACGCAGATCACAAACCCGATTACAGTTACTTATAGTACTTCAAACCTAAACACCGCAGAGAGCGAAGCTATTAAGCAAGCGGTGTTAATGATAATTTCTGACCTATTCCACGACAGAGCCGACAATATAGAAGGCTCCCGCTCGAAAGCCCACATAACCGCAGAGAGGCTTTTAGCGCCGTATAGGAGAAATTGGGTATGATGAGACGACCGGTAAGCTTTGTTTCAAAGGCAACAACGGGCAGCAGCTTTTCGGCTACTGCTACAACATCTAACGTGCTAATAGTTAACACGGGCGCAGACATTTTAAGCATTAGCCTTGACGAAAGAATGGTTAGAGGGCTACAGCCCACAGAAGAAGCGTACCACGTTCGGTGTTATTACACGCCCACCCTTGCAACAGTTCGAACGGTCGATTTTGTAATTATAGACTCTATTGAGTACAGCGTTACCGGCATAGTTAAAGATGCTTACAAAAACCGAACGATTACTTTTGAAGTGAGGCGTGTGTTATGAGTTTAGAAGCGTTCGCGACTGACCTAGCTACAAAATCTGAATTTGCAGGTGTACCGATTGAACCGGTACAGGCAGATCCAGCGTTAAAAGAGGCGGTTACAATTACCCAGCTAGGCGGGTACAAAACCGGCGGCATCGGGGGGAGCATGGAGCTAACCCGAGCCACTTACGACATTAATATTTATGCCGACAGCTATAGTCGAGCAATATCAATGCAAAACCAGATTTACGCGGAGTACAACAATTCTAGCGGAATCATACAAGGGACTTTATTTAAAAGCCTCAAAATAATCAACGCTTTTCAAACGGCAACAAGCACTTCGCCTATTCTTTATCAGGTGACTTTACAACTTGACGTAATAACTTAGGAGTCATAAACATGACAGCACCATCCGGTTTTCTTTCTGGCCATAATTCTGGCCTCTACACCAACGCAACAGCCATTACCACTTTTGACTCAGCAGCAGCCGAAGCCTTTGCTATTGCTGGCAATTATGTTGATGGGGTCACTGAATTTTCAGCGCTATCTAACGAAGACTCAATCCAAGATTTATCAATCATTGGCCGCCCTGTAGTTTCACACGTATTAGGGCAAGGCACGGCGCAGGAGTTTACTTTTTCTCTGGCAATGGACATGGCCAATGCTACTTCAGTCGCCCTTCGCGATGACGCACGAACCACTGACCGTGGATTTGTGGTTGCCTTTGACACAACTACCGGCAACACTCCGGGGAGTACTGCCACATTCTGTATGTTCAATGGCATGGTAGTAAACACCAGCATTACCGGCGGTTCTGCCGATGGTATCGCCACTTTAGAAGTAACAGTTCGCCGTTCAGGTGATTTGGTTTGGGTTGATTTAGCCTAGTAACCAAAAACTCAGCGGGTGCCTTTCGGGGTACTCGCTCTTTTTTCGAAATTCAATTAATAAAAAGGGAAATTAAAAATGGAAGACCAAGAACAAAATCAAGGCTGGTGGTTTGACAGGGCACACCAAAGAAAATACATTTTAGAGATGGCACGGGATAGCATGATTGAAAACCCCGAAATGTCCGCAGGCGAAGCCCTAAGCAGATCAGAAATTCTAATGGATTTGTATTTTGCAAAGCACGTTAACCCAGTTACACGAATTAATTAAACCCAAAAACCGGAGAAAAATAAAATGGCTAAACTTTCACAACTAAAAAGAGTAAACGTAATCCCAACAAGTGTTGAAGGCGTGTACATTAAAGACCTTCCCTTTAAGAAAACCCAAGCGGTACTAAAGGCCGCAGGCGAAACCGGAGATCACGAATTAAACGGAGTTTTAACAATGTTTAAAGAGCTAATTTGTGATGCCACCGGAAAAGCGTTTGAAGACGCGGTGACAATTAAAGACCTCGAAGAAAATATGCCTTCAAGGTTGTTAAACGATATTATGCAGGCAGTCCCCGAAGCACTTAACCCGAGCGTTGACCGTCTGGGAAAATAGGGAAGGACAAGGAGCGGATGTTTCGCTTGCAGATGATGAACAACGGGATGCCTTGGTCGGAGATTGAGGCTATCCCCACATCCTACGTAAACGATTACTATATGCTAATGCAGCACGGTATAGTCGGCTATGCGAAAGACGCCCAGCAGATGAATTACGACTATATCAGCAGCCACAACACCCAGCAAGCAATCTACGCGGCAAACGTGCCCAAGTTCAAACCTAAAGACGCCCAACCACTAGAGCAAGTTTTACCTAGTTTTAATTTGCTATTGCACGGCCACAAAGAGAAGAAAAAGGCCGACCCTTTTAAAATGGCGTTTCATATGTTCGCCAATTCAACCACAAACCCCGAACTAAAAAGGCGCTTCGAGGATGACAAAGATTAATTCAGAATTGCAAGGGATCTTATCAGCTCAAAAAGCGATTAGAGACCTTGCCAAAGACCTCGGCGCCAAGAAGGCGGGGAGTCTTTACAGGAAGCCCATGAAAGACGCTTTGGTGCCATTTCACCAGAGAATTGAGGCAACCACCCCCGTAGACTCCGGCGCTCTTAAAGACGCCGTTAAGTCTCTTGTCCGCAAGCCAAACAAGAAAGATTTGAAGAACGAAGATGTCACACAAGACACCGTGATGATCGGCAAAGTTGGTTGGCAACGAAAGACAGGTGACGATGCAACATATAAGCAGTTTCTTGCCGTAGAATATGGAAACAGAGACAGAAATTCTACCCCAGTAATACGACCAGCATTTACAGCATTACATGAGCAAGCCCGCAGCATCTTTGCAAAAGGACTTGGCGAAAACGTAAACAAAGCGGCTAAAAGATTAGCCCGCAAACAAAAGAAAGGAAAGTAAACCATGGCTACTATTGCATCCCTTGTCCTACAGTTAAGCGCAGACGATGCGAAGCTGCAAAGAGACTTACGCAAAGCTAACAAGACAATCGCTAATTATGCAAAGAACACCAAGAAAGCTTTTGCAAACATTGCCAAAATAACAGCAGGCGCAGGCGTTGCCTTTGCAGGCCTAGCCAACCAGAGCATCAAGGCCGCCGATGAAATCGCAAAGTCCGCACGTAATGCAGGGCTGAATACGTCCGCTTATCAAGAGTTAGCGGTAGCCTTTGAGTTGGGTGGGTCATCCGCTGAAGCCCTTGTAAAGACTACACAGGCTCTTTCAAGACAGGTTCGCGACCTAGGCCGTGGATTATCTACACAGCGAGACGCTTTTGATGCTTTAGGCTTATCTTTTGAGGGGCTTGTTAAGCTATCCCCAGAAGATCAACTTTTAAAAGTTATTGGCGCTTTGCAAAGCATGGAAAACGTTTCCGAACGTTCCGCTATTGCACAGCAGATTTTAGGCCGAGCAGGTAAAGAGCTTGGAACCATTATGGGCGAAACCGCAGGGTCTTTAGACGTTGCCCGAGATCGTGCCCGCAAGTTAGGCCTTGTAATTACCTCAGACGTATTAGGTAACGCCGAGGAAGCTAACGACTCATTATTTCTTTTAAGTAAAACCATTCAAAACAGCTTTACTCAAGCTGTCTTGGAAGCCATACCCTCCACAGGGGTGTACGATGATAAAATAAAAGAACTCGGGGAGGCTGTAAAGGGGTTAACTGCTGCTTTCATTAACTTCGGTTCATGGATTGCCCAGAACTCTAGTACTATTGCCGCGTTTTTTGCGGTATACGCCGGGGTAAAAGTTGCTCAAGGCGTTATTGCAATGGGTGTGGCGTTTAAAGCACTTTCCGCGGCACTAGTTGCTTACAGGACGGCCACCACAGGCGCAGCTATAGCTCAGGCACTCTTAAACCCAGTTGCAGCAGCAGCAGGCCTAGTAGCCGCAGCGGGGGTAGCCGCTGGAGCTTATCTTATTTTAAAAGAAGACGCAGATGTTGCTACAGCCTCAAATGATGCTTTAGCAGACTCTTTGCAAAGAGTTGCTAATTTGGCCAATGGGATGCCAGACAGTTCTGTTGGCTCGGGGCTTGCCGGTGCTATTACCCAGACAGTTGGGGAAAGCACACAACCAACACCCGAAACCCCGGGGACAGCTTTAAACGAAGCTGAAGTACAACAGCTAAAAGACCATGCAGCGGCGATGCAAGTTATACATGATGCCGCGGTTATCCGTAACGAAGATATGCTAAAGGAACTTGAGCTTACTAATCAGCAGACAGCCGCAAATCAAGCGGGTGCAAGTGTTCTTGAGCAAACAGCGGCATTTGAAGCCGGACTCCTTGCAGAAAAAGCAGAGCTAGAGGCGAGTTTTAGGGAAGGGATGCTTGACGGCGCAAAACTGACAGTAGAGCAAGACGCGGCTTTACAAGAAACAACGCGGTTAATCGGAGTGCAGACAGACGCCTATAGGACAGCAGCAACGGCAGCCGCATCAGTGGCAACAGCGCAACAACAAGGGCTAGTGGTTCAGCAGCAAACCGCAAAGGTAGGGGCATACGCTTCAATGGCTTCTTCCGCGGCGGCGTTCTTTGATACTGTCGCCGAAGGCTCAAAAGCGGGATTCTTGCTGGCTCAGGGTGCCGCACTTGCTCAAGCGTATATTCAATATGCGCAGGGTGGGGTTGCGGCTACCATGGCGGGTATTAATATGACCGCCTCGCTCGCTATGAACCCCCTTACGGCATTGGGTGCACCGGCAGCGGGTGCGGCATTGGCTGCAACACTTAATACCGCTAATACCGTGTCTTTTGGTCTGTCCGCAGCTATGATTGCAGCGCAAACAGTGCAGGGGCTTGAAACGGGCGGCTTTGTAAACCAAGGCGGCCAATTCCTAGTTGGTGAGCGTGGCCCAGAAATGGTCAACCTCCCCAAAGGCTCGGCAGTAGTAGATAACGCAAGAACNGACCGTATGCTTTCGGGTAAC